ACCCAATGGTCGCAACAGGAATGGTAGGAGCTCCAGCTTGTGGTGATGTTATGAAACTCGACTTAAAGTTAGATAATAACGATAGAATACTAGATGTTAAATTTAAAACTTATGGTTGTGGTTCAGCAATTGCATCATCTACAATGTTTGTAGAGATGTTAAAAGGCAAAACAATAGAAGATGCAAAATTAATTAAAGACAAGGATATAGCAACCGCCCTTGAACTACCACCAATCAAACTGCACTGCTCAGTATTAGCTGAATCAGGCATAAAACGAGCAATCGAAGATTGGGAAAGTAAAAAAGCAAAAAGAAGGCACAATGGAGGCCCAATATGATAAAAGCAGAATACAAAACTAAAGACATGAAACCTAGTGAAGTAAAACGTAAAGACGGTGAAATCTATAAAGATGGAAATATGTGGAAGTTTAACTGGAAAGGTGGAGAATGTGGGTATCTTTCAGAAGAAGACGCTAAAAAAGGTTTGAAAAAAGTTAGTGAAGGCTAAATTAAAAGAACTTTGGCTTGATTTAGTAAGTGCTTTCTTTCCAAGATACGCTCTTAAAGTAAGTTATAATGATACTTGGGGCGACCAAGATGACCAAGAATTTATAGTCAAAAAGTTTTATGTCAAAAAACCAAATTATTTAAAATTTAAGACACACGAAGGCGACCTTGTAGAAGTAAGAGGAGCAGATGGTCTTAACTACAGGATCGAACAATTATGAATCAATTTTTTATAGCAATAATATTAGCACTTGGTTTAAGTACTTATTGGTTCTACTCACAGAATCAAATATTAACATTAAATAATGCTAAATTAGAAGGTGCTATAGCCGAACAAGAAGCAGCAATCGAATCATTACAAAATGATTTTGCTTTACAGACACAATCTCTTCAAGAGATGACAGTAAAAAGCCAAGCTGCACAAAGAGAACTGAATAGATACACACAATTTATTCAAAATTATCAACTAACAGCAAAGATACTGGAAAATCCAGTAGAAATGCAGAGGAAAATAAATAATGGTACAAAACATATCATGGAAGACATCGAAAAACTTAGCGATACTATTGACAATCTCGATGATGGGCTCCAGTTGCAGCCTAATTCCAACTAAGCAAATAGAAGTAACAAGCAAACCACTAGAACGAACCATTGTTCAACCTGTTATGCCTCGTGAAATTGACTTAAAAAGTGTAAAATGGTTAACTGTAACTCCTGATAACTGGGAAGAGCAACTAAAAATTATAGAAGAACAAGAAGGCGAGTTAGTATTCTTAGCACTAAGTATACCAGACTATGAGTTGATGGCATATAATATGCAAGAACTAAAACGTTATATTACTGAATTAAAAGATGTAGTAGTTTATTATAGAAAAGTTACTACACCTCAAGAAGATGCACAAAAATAGAATTGCAATTTGCAATTCTTGTGACCAATTAACTAAGCTTAAAGTATGTAAAGCATGTAATTGTTTTATACCACTAAAAGCAAGGCTAAAAAGGACAAAGTGTCCTAAAGGCAAATGGGAGAAATAGTATGCCGTATCATAGTAAAGGTAAGAAGAAGAAAAAGAAAGGTGGCAAGAAGAAAAAGAAAAGAATGAGGGGCCACCATGGTTGTTAGACGTAGACGTAGAAGAAGAACTGCTACAAAGAAAAAGCGTAATATTCCTACTAACAAAAAGTTATATGCAAGAGTAAAATCAGCAGCTAGAAGAAAGTTTGCAGTTTATCCAAGTGCATATGCTAACGCCTGGCTTGTACGAGAGTACAAGAAGCGAGGTGGAGGGTATCGTCGTGGCTAGAAAAAGAAAACCTATGAAGAAGCTCACCAAGAGACAACAGGCAACTCTTCGCAGGCATGCTAGTCACCACACAAAGAAACATATGGCATTTATGAGAAGAGAAATGCGTAAAGGTAAATCTTTTACTGCGTCTCATAAAGCTGCCATGAGGAAGGTGGGTAAATAATGCCAGGTCATAAGTCAGGAGGCCTCTCCAAGTGGTTCGGAGAAAATTGGGTAGATATATCTCGACCAAAGAAAGGCGGAGGGTATGCCAAATGTGGCAGAAAAAGAGCCAAGAAAGGTCGTAAAGGTTATCCAAAATGTGTACCAGCTGCAAAAGCTGCACGAATGAGTAAAGCACAAATTCGTTCAGCAGTCAGGAGAAAAAGGTCAAAAGCACAAGGAGTAGGAGGCAAGCCTACTAATGTTAGAACAATAGCAAAAAGAGGTCGCAGAGTACGACGTAGAGGGAGATAGATATGGCTTTAACAGCAAAACAAAAGAAATTACCAAAAGCTTTGCAGAAAGCAATTCTTGCAAAACAGAAAAAGAACGGCAAGAAGAAAAACGGTATGAAAAAGAAGAAGAAACGTGCCCGTAAGAAAGGTTAAGGGCGGTTACCGTTGGGGTAAATCTGGAAAGGTTTACAAATCAAAGAAGGCAGCGCAGAGGCAAGGCAGAGCGATATACGCATCAGGTTATGGTAAAAAGAAGAAGAAGAACAAAAAAAGATCCTAGATTAAAAAGAGCAGGTGTGTCAGGTTTTAATAAGCCTAAGCGCACACCTGGACACCCAAAAAAATCTCATATTGTAGTTGCAAAAGTTGGCAAAAGAATTAAAACTATTCGATTCGGACAACAAGGAGCAAAGACAGCTGGCAAACCAAGAAAAGGAGAGTCTAGGGCAACGACAATGAAGCGTAGGTCTTTTAAGGCTAGGCACAGAAGAAATATTGCAAAGGGCAGAATGTCAGCTGCTTACTGGGCAAATAAGGTAAAATGGTAATTATGGAAAAAATTAAAATTAAACTAAAAGAAATTTTAGTAATAATAAAAGAGAATCTTAAAAAGGTTTGGAATATAGTAAACGGTTCGGATAAGAATTGGGACGGCAAAGTCGATATAGACGACAAAATGATTGAAGCCCAAGAGTCAGCCAAAGAAAAATAGGAGAATAACATGAGAGTATTAGGAACAGAAACAGCTTGCGGTACAAGTGCAGGCGCATCAAGTAACTTTGGAGAAGCTGATGATGTTAGATTAGTAAATAGTGGGTCAACAAACAGACTTGTTAGTATCACTGATTCTAGTGGAAACGTCGTAGCAACTTTTACACTAATAGCTGGTGAGGTGTCTTTTGTAAGAAAGAAAAGAGAAGAAAAAATCTTTGCAGCAAACGCCGAAGTATTAGCTGTAGGAATAGTAACTCCATAATGAACTCCCATATAAAAGCAATATGGCTAGGTAATCTGGAACACATTGCTAGAGGTACTTTATCGACTATTGATAAAAGAATAGAAGAGACAGGTACTATAACTGAAGACCATGAGACAATGAGTAACCTTTGCATGGGCTACTTATATTTGCTAAGCTGCGCAGAGGAAGCAGGGCTTTTAGATACGGATTCTTCACTCCCCATAATCAAAACAATAAACAAAACAGAAACAATCCATTAATGTTAGAAGTAAGCAGAACAGATATAGAAAAATCATCTATAATGGACTTTGAATCTACTGAAAGATTTATAAAATTACCAATAGATAGTTATTTAGAACTACTTGGTATAACTCCAAATACTGCTCAGATGTCTTTGATTAATGCGATTAATAACCCTAAGTATAGATTTATCTGTGCCGCTATTTCAAGAAGGCAGGGTAAAACTTATATCACAAATGTAATTGGACAACTTGTGTCACTCGTGCCGAACTCACATATTTTGATTATGTCTCCAAACTATTCTCTATCTCAAATTTCTTTTGATTTACAAAGACAGCTCATTAAGCATTTTGATTTAGAGGTAGTAAGAGATAATGCAAAAGACAAAGTAATAGAACTATCTAATGGTTCTACAATAAGAATGGGTTCTGTCAACCAGGTGGATTCTACGGTTGGTAGGTCTTATGATTTAATAATTTTTGATGAAGCAGCTCTCGCTGATGGTAAAGATGCCTTTAATGTGGCTCTTCGTCCTACGCTAGATAAAGAACAAAGCAAAGCTGTTTTTATATCTACTCCACGGGGTAGAAATAATTGGTTCGCAGATTTTTACTATAGAGGCTATAGTGAAGAGTTTAATGACTGGTGCTCTATACGAGCTACTTATCATGAAAACCCTAGATTTAGTGAACAAGACATAATCGAAGCGAGACGATCTATGTCAGAAGCAGAATTTTCCCAAGAGTATTTAGCTGACTTTAATACTTATGAAGGGCAAATCTGGAATTTTAATTTTGAAGAATGTGTTGCAGACTTGAGTCAATTGGATACTAGTAAAATGGATATCTTCGCAGGTCTTGATGTTGGGTACAAAGACCCAACAGCGTTTTGCGTTATAGCTTACGATTGGGACGAGGAAAAATATTACCTTGTTGATGAGTACCTTGACGCTGAGAGAACTACTGAACAGCACGCACTACAAATTCGTGAAAAAATAGATAAATATGGTATAGATTATATTTATATCGATTCGGCAGCTCAACAGACTCGATTTGATTTTGCCCAAAATTTTGATATATCTACAATAAATGCTAAAAAATCTGTTCTTGATGGAATTGCTAATGCGGCGGGTATTATCGATAATGACAAACTCATTGTCGACCAAAGATGTGGACATACCCTAACGGCAGTCGACCAGTATCAATGGGATAACAATCCAAACTTAATGAAAGAACGCCCAAAACATAACATGGCAAGTCATATGAGTGACGCCTTACGTTATGCGCTGTACACTTTTGAGACAACAGCAAGTACTTTTTAATAGTACACCTACAAAAAAATAATT